CGTTCCCACAAAATAATAACGTACAGGTTTGTTACCACCTCATAGGCGGTGTCGGCTGTTTCTACTTTTAGCGTAAGTTTCATTGTCTGCCTTTTGTGTCGGGCCTTTACAGGCGGTTAATTAAACTTCAAGAACGCTATAAACTCCACCAGTAAAGGTAACGCTAATTGTGCCCAGCGCGCCTAAAGCCATTTCATACGGCAAGGCTTCCAAATAGGCCCCTGTCAAAGTCATGGTGGGATTTGTCGCCGTGCCTGGGCTTGTTGCGCTGCTTGACCACGAAACCGTTGTAGAGCTGCCAACCAAATTTTTTAAAGTGGCATAAGTTTCACTAGCGGCAAATGACAGATAAAGGTCAAGGGTCAACGTCGAGTTTTCAAGGCCTGCGACGTACACGCGCGAACCTGAACCAAACGCGGTACTTTCTAGCGCCTCGATAGTGCGCGTAAACGTCAAACCTTGGCATTGGTCCTGCAAAGAAATTGAGTTGACCGTGCAATTTGGTGATGATAAATAAGTTGATGTCGCCATTGGGTTTACTCCTCGTTTGTGTCTGTCTTAGTTTTAGCACCTTTAGGCGCCTTGGTGGGGGATTGAATAATAAAACCGCCTGCTACTAGCGCGTCAATGTTTACGCCGTTTGCCGGTACGTATTCGTCGCCAGGTGTACCGATACGGGGGCTAACTATTTCGTACTTCATGTTGCACCTATTCTAGGCGGTTGCCTGGGTTTGTAGGGTTATGGTCAAATCGTAGGCGGGTAATTCGCTGCCGCCTATTACTGCAACGGTTGGGCGCCCGTCGGTTACGCCAATTTTTTTAGTAACGACCTTGCTAGCCAAGTTGAGTAGTGACCGTTGCGCGTCAAGGTTGCCAGGCCCTAACGTAATAATGCGTATTGGGAACGTCATTTCTACAACGTTATTTGAATACACGCTAAACGTAGGGGCGTCTATAAACGCGCAAGGCGGTACAAGGTTGCGGGGGTCTGTAACTACCTGTAGCCCTGTAATGGTGTTTAGCGACGCTGCCAAGTCGTCTAGCGCTTCGTTAAACAGGTCTGTAAACGCTACGGGCATTAGGCAACCTGCGGGCGTGGAATACCTAGTAGCTGTTTAATCATTGGTGACAGGCCAACGCTGTTACCTGCAGGCAGGCCGTCAAAACTGGCAAAATCTGTTACCGCGCCGCGTTGTCGATACAAAAAACCTGCATAGGCGATAGTGCCCAGGGTAACGCTGTCGCTAGGGCTTGTACCTTTTGCGTCTATGTAGCCGCTTTCTAAACGGCGTTGAAAACAAAAAGAGTTCGAAGCTGCCGCGCATTGGGTTAAAAAAGTCGTGTCAAGCGCCGACGCGGTACCAATGCCTAACCAGTCCTCGACCTGTCCGGCTGTAATCCACGTTGTAGGGATAGTGCCTAGCGTTACGGTTCCTGTTGCTGTAGTGCGCGTAACGTTGGCGGCTGTTTTTGCGTACAGCATTTGAAACGGTACGGCTATTTCATAGTTAAAAAGTAAGTCGCCGTCGTCGTCTATACCAATAAACAAATATTCGGGTACAGCGTAAACGGTGTAAGTACCGTTAAAAGTTGCGTCAACGCCTGCAACGACAATAGACGCGCCTACAAACACTTCATTAGGTGTAAGCGTTTCTAATACCGCGTAGTTGTCTAATAGCGTTTTATGCGCTACTTGGTATACCTGCGTCATGGCGGGTTAGGCCGCCTTTCGGTTAGACGAATTTAACGAATTTTGTAGCGTCTGCCATAAACGCCGCTGCATAACCACGGTAGGCAATAGTTCTGCCCAACGTGCTTGGTACGTCTACAGCGATTGCGCCTTTTTGCTGTTCGTAAAATTCAAACCCTGCAGCTGGTCCGGCTGCGTGGCCCATAAATGAACCTGGCGTATTTTTATCGACTACTAGAACAAGGCCTAGCGGGTTGCCGTTCCAATTAGCTGCCGACAACTGGCCTGGCGCGTTCATGGCGCCAATTTGTGGGAATACTGGGCGGCCTGTGCTGTCAACCAATGAACCCAACGACGCCCACGTACCAGGTGTTACGACCATGTGCGTAGGTAGGTAATTGGTGTTCAATGAAATTTGGCGGGCACCTTCGTAAATTGCAGCAATCCAATCCTCGGGGTCTGTCGTGTCGGCAACAGCGCTGGTTTGTGTAATTGCTGCATGGCAAGTATCTACGGCGTAATTATTCGTTGCTTGTCCGTAGGCAATAGCCAACTGGTTCAAAACGATATTTACGCTATTTGGGTCTGTCCAGTCCATGTCTTGTTCGGACATTGTAACGAACGTGCCAAAAGTGAGTTTAGAAACGTCATTGTTTGTAATTGTGACAGTCGACGGGTCAAGTTGATTTAGTTGGCCTGTTGGCTGTTCGGTAACTGTTGGCCGTACCGTAATTTTTGGGCGGCGAAATGTTGCGCCTGAACCTGGCATGGCACGTACGCCAATAGCTGTAACAAAAGGCCTAATCGGGTTAAGCCCGTCATACACGCTGCCTGTAATAATTTCGGGCAGGATACCAGGCGTATCAGTGGTAGTGATGTTTGGCGCTGCGGCTTGAATTTTTGCGTTCATTTCTGCAAGTACGTTGCCGCCTTGCACAGTTGCCGAAATAAACTCGGCGGCGCTAGGCATTTTGAAGCTTCGCGGTTGCGCGTAAATGACTGGCGCGACGCTTGCGGCCTCGATAACGGCTGGGGTTTCTGTTGGCTGTGTCATGGTGTCTAACTCCTCGTTAGGTGTTTCGGTTTCAATATTATCTACTTCTACGGGTTCTTGTGGGATACCCTGCGACGCTGCTACGCGGTCGACTGACGCGCCAGCAAAAGCCCCGTAGGGAACTAGCGATAATTCTTGAAAATCGGCGCTTTCTATAATCATTGTGCCTTTTTCGTCGTAACTAAAACGGGTTGGGTTAACGCCAACGCTTACCGCGTCTAGTACGCCGTCGGCTGCCAATACCAGCGCTTCGTTGCCTAAAGCCGTTTCGGATATGCGCGCTTCGTACATCATGCCGCCTGGCGTATCCACCAAACTTGTAACAATTCCTACAGCCTTAGTGCTGTCATGGTTTAAATACATTTTCGGCATTTTTTCGCTTTCGTTTAAACTGCCTGGCATAAACATAACTTTTGTGCCGTCGTTTACTGTTGCCTCGACGTTGTAGGGCAACGCTAGACCGGCAAGGGTTCGGCGTGGCATACCGTTAGGTCCGGCTGCGTCAATCTTTAAATCTTGTTGGGTTAATCTAAGCATTTGGCATTACTCCTACTTCGTCAACTTCTGCGGGTGTGTCATATTCGGATAGGTAACTTTCGGATAGGTAACTTTCTATATCGAATTTGCAGTACGTACCGCGGGGCAAAACGTTATTCATACTTAGCGTTTCGGCTATGCAGTCCATAAACAATTTGGCGCCGAACATATACAAATCTTGGCGCGCCTGAGTGCTGTTTTGGTAACTGTACGAACCAGTCGCAACGCCCAACAGATACGGCGGGCAATTTGCTAAACGTGCTATTTCAAGCGCCTGGTATTCACTAGCTGCAACCAGCATTTGTTTACTTGCGTCGCTATTTGTTTCGGTGTACGTAACAAATTCGTTTAAAACCGCTACGGAATTTGTAAGGCGCGCGGCCTCGAAAGATTGCCCCAAGCCTTGCAATTCTTCGGCCGAAAGCGGCTCGCCCGCAACCTGGCGCAATACGCCCGTAGGCAGCAAACTGCTCGAATTGCGTAGGCGCGCCTGCTCTAATTTAAGCGACGTCAAAACGGCGTTAGGGCTAGTAAATAGTAAACCTTGAATAGGGCTTATAAATTGCACGACGTCGCGGTGGTCAATAGGTAAACCGCTAAACATAATTTGTTTAGACGGCGCAAAAAATACAGGGCCAGCTTGGTCTTGTGTTAAAACCATAGCGCTAGGCATACGTTGAAACGACTTAGGAAACCCGTCGGAACTCCTTTCAGTTACATATAAAAAAGCCCGCTGCGTAAAAAATAAATCGTCAAATAACCATGCAAGCGTTGTGCTATTTGGAAGCGACGGGTCTAACTGTCGTAGCCATGCGCGCGGGGCAATTTTAATTTGTTCAAGCTCGCCGCTAATAGGGTTAAACATTTCGTTATAAAGTGAAAGCGGCGTACAACCAATAACTGACGCCAATAAATCGCGCGCCCTAGTAATAGCCGGTACCGCCATAGCGCGTTGCCTTGTAGCCCCCTGTGTAAAAGCGTAGAAATTGTCTAATTGTGACGCGCCAACATTTGAACCAGCTGCAGCCGCTTTAACCGTGGTACCGATAGCGGCCTTGTTGACCTTGTTAAATAACGCCATGCGTTTAGTCTGCCATATCTAATAAAAGTTTGGTGGCACTACCCACGGTTGAAGCGGTCTATTCTTTCCCGACGAAAGGTAAGCCTACGTAGGTAGTGCCAACGCAACATTAGCGGTTTACGGTCACTACTAACGGTTTGCCTACCAGCTGCGGTTTAGACGCTAACGCGGCAGCCCAAACCATGCAACGCGCCAACGTGATAGGCCCAGGGCTACGGGTCGACGATAGCGCTACGCTGCCTTGGTGTTTAATAAGTACGGCGCGCTCGACGTGTTCTATTAACTGGTTTTCGCCGTGGTGGTAAATACGGTTTTCTATAATCATATTTTTAACCGGACTAGTCCAACGCAATAATTCGCGGTAGCCAACTATTGTTTTTCGTCGTTCCATATTTGGCGGTAAATGTATTTCTAGGCCTGGCGTTATTGCTACGCGCAACGTTGGCGCTAACGCTATTTCAACTTCAACTAGGCGCCACGTTTCGGCAAGGGTGTTAGCAACAAACGCAACTGTTACCGCCGTTTTTAGTCCTACTTGTACGGCCCTAACGCCAACATATAACGCGCCTTCGTTGTCTACTTCAATAGCTAACACGCCCCCAGGTGGTATGGGTTCGTTGGATTGCAGCGCCTCAAATACGCCCATTTCTAACCAGCCGTTTCCT